AAAATAATGTATAATTTTATGAATAACAAAAGGAAATAAATATGCCATCATACTCAACAAATTTAAACCTAGCTAAACCAACAGTCGGTGGTGATACTAACCAATGGGGTGGCTATCTTAATACAAACACAGATACCCTGGACGGTATCTTTAACGCTGCTGGTACAGGAACATCTGTAGGCCTACAAGTTGGCTCTGGTAAAACTTTAAAAGTTGGTGGTACATTAACAGCGACAGGTACAATTCAATTAACTGGATCTCAAAACGAACTTAGATTTTTTGAAGCTATTGGTGGTGCTGATAACTATGTAGCACTGAAAGCACCAAACGAAATGAGTGGTGGCAATTATTCATTGGTAATACCTGCTGCTCAAGGCACAGTAGGACAATTCTTAAAACTAGCAAGTTTGAATGGTTCTGAAGGCACATTAGCTTTTGCTAGTGTAACTACACCAGCCGATAATTATTTCGCTACTTCTGGGTTATCAAACAAAGACTTGGGAGTTGGACTTCATCTTAAAACAGGTGACAGTGGTGCTTCTAGCGTAAGTTCTAGTGCAAACCAATTAGTAATAGAAGGTAGTGGCGACTCTGGTTTATCAATTTTATCTTTTAATGACTCAACTGGTATGATTGCTTTTGGCGATGGTCAAGACAATGATGTTGCAAAAATTTCTTACAACCATGAGGAGAGTAGTTTAAGTTTTACCAGTGGCGGTTCAATAAATTTTGTTGGTGGTGGTTCTGGTATAGATTTATCTGTTTTAAGTAATGGCACTGTTTTAATTGGTTCAGGCCCAAAAAGTTCAAGCGAATTATTAAATATTACATCTGCATCAGATTGTGCATTTTTCAAAACAACTTCTTCAGGAGAAGAAGCCTTAACTATTTGGAGACAAGCAGCAGATGGTAATTTTATTAAATTTTTAAAAACAGATGGTAATATATGTGGTTCAATTAATAATACCAGTAATGGAAGCGTAACTACTTATGCCACTTCATCTGATTACAGATTAAAAGAAAATGAAATATCCATATCAGATGGTATTGATAGAATTAAACAATTAAATCCATATAGATTTAATTTTAAAGATAACCCAAATAATGATTTAGATGGGTTCTTTGCACACGAAGTACAAGACATTGTACCTGAAGCAGTAGTGGGAGAAAAAGATGGTGATGAAATGCAAGGCATTGACCAAGCTAAACTTGTGCCTTTAATTACCGCAGCATTACAAGAAGCAATAACAAAAATTGAGTCACTAGAAAGTGAAATAGACCAACTAAAAGGAGTAAACTAAAATGGCTATAGAATATAATTGGGATTGTCAGACAGTTGACTATTACCCAGAAAAAGACGACCACTCAGAAGTGGTATTTAATGTGCATTGGAGAATCAATGCTGTCAGCGATCAGAAAGACAGTGAAGATAATTTCTATGCAGCAAGCGTATATGGTACACAATCTTTAAATATAGATGATATTGAAAACTTTATCCCTTATGCAGACTTAACCAATGAAATTGTTACTGGTTGGGTTGAAGGCGTAATGGGTGAAGAAGAAGTTCAAAACTTAAAAGATAACCTAGCAGAACAAATTGCTGACTTAATAGATCCAAAAGTCGTAACAGGCCATATCGGAAGTTAAGTGAATGGCATTAATCCCCGTAACTCCACCAGCAGGTATCGTTAAGAACGGTACTGAGTATGCTAACAAAGGTCGTTGGGTTGATGGGGATTTAGTCCGTTTTGAGAACGGCTATCTCACTCCAATCAAGGGGTGGAATAAACTCAGACAAAATCCAGTAGGCAGAATATTTAGTGGTACAGTTAGTACCACTGCTAGTAGTTTTGTTATTACTATTACTACCACTACCGCACACGGAGCGTTGGTCGGTGCTAGTGTTAATCTTAATGGTTTTGCTGCAACAGGCGGGATGCCAGCTAATCAAATAAATCAAACTTATACGATTGCTTCCGTACCAAGCACCACAACTTTTACTATCAATACGTTCCAAGCAAATGTGCCAAGCACTGCTGCTACATTAACAAGAACATCAAGTGCTTCAGAAGTTGTCTTAACAGCTACACCAACAGGAATGTATGCTTACTACGATAACGATGGTAAAAAGGTTTTAGCAGTTGGTACAAGAAACGGTGTTTTAATTTACTACGAAGAAGTCTGGTATGACATTACGCCAACAGGCTTTATAGGTGATGACACTTTATCACCACTTGGTTTTGGTGCTTATCATTTTGGTCAAGAAGATTTTGGTGATGCTCGTTCACAATCAGGTTTATCTTTTGATACTACCACTTTCTCTTTTGATAACTTTGGTGAAATACTTTTATTCTGTTCACCCTCTGATGGCAAAATATATCAATGGAATCCTAATGCTCCAGCTACCATAGGTAGTGTTGTTTCAGGAGCACCAACAAACTGTGATGGTGTGTTAGTCACTAATGAAAGACACGTTGTAGCTTTAGGGGCAGGTGGCGACCCTAGAAAGATTGCTTGGTCATCAAGAGAAACACTAAACACTTGGACAGCAGCAGCTACTAATACAGCAGGTGATTTACAAGTGCCAACAGGCGGTAGAATCTTATCAGCTTTAAAATGGCAAACAGATGTCATTATCTTTACTGACACTGGTGTTGCTAGAATGTATTACACTGGTTCTCCTTTCCTTTATGGTATTCAAGATGCTGGTACAAACTGTAAAGCGATAAGTCCTAGAACCATCGTAACGGCTGGTGCTTTTTTAGCTTGGATGGGTGAAAACTCTTTCTTTATCTTTGATGGCTCAGTTAAAGAAATACCATGTGAAGTACATGACTATATATATGACAATATAAACTACACTTATAGACCAACATCCTGTGCTGGTCATAACTCTAACTATAATGAGATGTGGTTCTTTTTCCCAACTGGCACTTCTTTAGTACCTAATAAATATGTTATTTGGAACTATGTTGATAATGTCTGGTCCATTGGTTCAATGGATAGATCCTGTTGGATAGACCAAGGTGTTTTTGATTTACCGATTGCTTGTGATAGCAATGGTAATGTCTATGAACATGAAAGCGATGTTGCTCTAGTTAACTCTGAGAATGTTGGTATTCAAGTACCTTTCTGTGAAACAGCACCAATAGAAATTGGTATGGGTGATAACTATGTGCAGTGCAGTCAAGTTCTACCTGATGAAGAAGCTACCACCTTACCAGGTGTTGCTATTAGTTTTAAAGGTAGGTTTACTCCACTTGGCCCTGAAACAAACTTTGGTACATTTACATTTGATACCGATGGTTATACCGATGCGAGATTTACCGCTAGACAAGTTAAAATGAAAGTTACAGGTGATGGTTCACAACCATTCCAAGTTGGTAAGATTAGATTAGACGTTAAGAAAAGAGGCAAGAGATAATGGCTAGAAGAGCACTTCGTAAACCTCTACTCAAGTTTGATTCTGATTACCAAAATTATTTAGTCTCTGAAATAGAATACCGAGATGGTTTATCTTTTAAAAAAGGTGAACGAATAGAAGTAGGTGGGGGAGATCAAACAGAATTAGTATTAGTAAGCCCAAATGGAACAAAATATAAAGTTAGTGTCGCAGATGACGGAACTCTCTCAGCCGCAGCAACAGTCTAAAATACTAGAGCCGTGGGAGATAGAGTGGCAAAGGTGTAAACCTTGGATAGAGAAAGCGGTCAAACATCAAGATATGTATAGTATTGATGATGTAGAAGAACAAATCCGTAAAGGTATTTTTGCTTTATGGCCTGGCAAAAATAGTGCTATAATAACGGAGATAGTTGTCTTTCCCCAGATTAAGACACTTAACATACTGTTCTGCGGGGGAGATTATTCAGAACTACAATCAATAGTTGACACTTCTATTGAACAGTTTGCCAAACAATTAGGAATTAAACGTCTCTATGGTGGGGGCAGAAAAGGATGGCTTAGAAAGCTAAAAGGCAAAGGCTGGATAAGCGAAAATTTAATAAGTAAAGAATTATGAGCAAAGGAAAATCAACAACAACAACAACCACTGATCCTACACAAATGGCAATTTATGAAGATCTATATAATAGGTCTAAAGGAATTGCTGCTTTACCTTTTACACCCTATTCAGGACCAAGGGTTGCAGGATTTAATCCAGACCAACTAACAAGTTTTGATGCAGCAAGAAATATGTTTGGTCAATCAATGGCTAATGATCCAAGAGGTCAATTAGCTGGTATGGGCCAAGCACCATTAGATATAAATTCATTTCAAAACCCATATCAAGAACAAGTTATAGATAATGCTATGGCTGACTTGAACAGAGGGAGACAATTACAAATACAATCAGATCAAGATGCAGCTATTGGCAGAGGTGCTTTTGGTGGATCTCGTTCAGCAGTCTTAGAAGCAGAAACAAATAGAAACTTCGCAGACAGAGCAGGTAATCTTGCAGCTAATTTAAGACAGCAAGGTTTTGATAGTTCTGTTGATAATGCTATGCGAGACAGAAATTTCCGTTCTGGCATTAACGAAGGCTTACTAAGCGACCAATATAGAAACTTAGGTTTACTATCTGGTATTGGTGCACAACAACAAGGCTTACAACAAGGAGCTATGGATGCAGGTTATGACGAGTTCTTGAGAAGTATTAACTACCCTAAAGAACAACTTGGTTTACTTGCTCAAGGTGTTAGTGCATTGCCTACACAGTCTCAACAGACACAAAGTTACAGACCTGGTTTTGGTGACTACCTAAGTGGTGCTGCTGGTTTAGCAGGCTCTATGTATATGGGTGGATTCAATCCATTTGGATTATTCGGAAGCAAACTGCCTACTGGGCCTATGGGATAGTGCAATAAAATGAGCAATCCATACGAACAATTTCTACAAGCAAAAATAGGAAACTTACCTCTTAATCGTGGTGTTTCTTTTGATGAATTTGAAAATGCTAGATTAAATGGTTTATTAAACAGCCTACAACCTAATCCTCAACTAATGAATAATATGTCAAATGTTTCTCAACAAATTAATCAACAACAAATAAACAAACCACAACCAAAACTAAATGACCAAAAACTTAAAAACCAACAGCTTGGTAATTTTCTTTTGGCTTTTAGTGATACTTTGAGAGGTGTTAATCCAGCTCAAGGTGTTTTACAAAGACAAGAATTATTTCAACAGCAAGCAGATGAAAGAAAAGCTGAAGAAGCAAACGCTAATTTTTTAAAACTTATTGAAGGCACACCGTATGCAACTCTAGTTCCTGCTATAGGTGTTGATGCTACAAGAAGAGTATATGGTGATCAAACCATTAAAGAATTAAATGCTGAACCTAAAACATTTGAACCAGATCAATTTTTTAGAAATGACACTGATGAAGATATTGTATTTATGGATAAAATTATAGCTCCTGGAGCAATAGCAGGTTTTGATTTTAGTGGTGAGAGTTCAGGTATTTCAATTCCAAGTGGTTTGGTTTCTACTAAAACTAATCTTCCAGTCGCACAATCAAATGCTTTAGCAATAGCAAATTTGTATTCAAATAAAGAATCAATGTCAAATGAACAATTTAATTCACAACTAGCAGCTTTAGGCGGTGTTACTGGATTAAGTAAAGAAAAATATATTGGAGATTTAGCTTCTGCTTTATTAAAACAAACTGATAGCTTAGGAGATTCTAGTTACACAGCATCTGAAGCTAAAGAAGCAGCAGAAGAACTTTGGAATCTTATTTCAGAAGAAGCTCCATCTGAATCCAAAACTGTTCAATATAAAGTCATTGATAATTCTTATAATATGAGTGTAGAAGAAATAATAAAAGCATCTCAAGAATCTAATAAAGACTTTACAAGAGAAGAAATAATTCAAAACTTATTAGACCTGAAGATTATTGGAAAATAAAATGGCTGAATTTGTTTTGCCACCGAAAAAAAACAATACATCATTTGTTTTGCCTGAACCTAAAAAACTTACTGAAGAAAATATAAAGACAAACAAATCTTGGATAGATTCATCTAAAACTCTGTATGAGTGGGATTGGAACAGAAAAAACCCTAATAAAGAAACTCCCAAGCTAAGTGATTCTGGTTATGCAGAATGGGGTTTAAAGTATGGTGGTGGTCTTGCTTATAGTGATGTTGATTTAATTAGTGAGGGTGGAGCAATAAGCAATGCAAACGATAAACAAAAAGAAGCGTTTGTTAATTTAATAGATTTATATGATAAAAAAGAACCTAGTTTTGCTGGTTTTGGTAGAGCATTAGGCAACATAATTAATCCTTTAGAAAGCCCTACTACTTATCTTGGTTTGGGTACTGGTAAACTTCTTTCAACAGGAATAAAACAAGCAGCCAAAGATAAAATTAAAAGCGATCTATTAAAATCTTTGGCTAAAAATAGAGTTGCAAGATATGCAGCTATTTCTTCGGCAGAAGGTGCTCCTTATGCAGCAGGTTATGATGCTTTAAGACAGCGTGCTTTAATAAATGCAGAAGGGCAGGAAGAATTTGATTTAGCTTCTGTTGGTAAAAGTGCTGGCGTTGGTGCTGCATTAGGTACAGTTCTTGGTGGTGCAACTGGTGCGGTTGTAAACAGATTTAGTAAACCAAAACAATTATCTTTGCCAGCTCCAAAGGTAGAGGAAGCTGCTCAAAAAACATTTCTTTTACCAAAACCGAAAGAAGCTATACCAAAAACAAAACCAGAGACTCTTGCACGAACAACAGTAAAAGGGGAAGTTGATGATATTTCATCAAAAATAGAAGATATTGCTGATCCAATTCAAAACAACTTAAATGTTGTGCCTGATACAGAAGTTGGTGTGTTAAGAAAAATTCCATTTGTTGGGCCTGCTTATAAAAAACTAGCTAACCTTGCACTAAATAAAATACAAAAAATCTCACAACCTATAAGCCCTTTAAAAGGTTTGCCAGAACAGCCAAAATATTTGGGTTTAAGGGGCATGGCTACTGGTAAGTTAGAACAGACTAGGGATTTAGCG